TATACATAGTATACCAAAAAGTGAGGGTCACTGTCAAGTCTTTTTTTAGTCTTTTTTCGGTTTGTCTAAATACTAGTGTAAGAATAATCTTACATACACACAGGAGACTATTATGTCCACAAAATCAGGGTTCGAAATCCGAGCCGATCTACTATCCCAAGCACAAGGAATTCTTACTGATAATTATCAGAGAGAAGTCGATGCTGTATATCTACACAATGATAACAATCCCAATGAGAGGAAACCCCTACCATTGAGAGAGATTATGGGAGATGAAATCATTCAAGTTGCAAGACAACTAAATGAGTTCGTTACTGAAAAGTAACAATTTGGGGGGAGACCCCCATTTTATTTACCTAAATATAGGTATATGGAGAAATTATGAAAGAATTTGAAAAACAGGTGAAGGTTCTAGAAGGGCCATGGGCAGATGTCACATTCCCAAATGGTGAAGAGACAACCAATGTCATTTCTAGAAAAACGATCACAACTTATATCCAAGATGGGTATCTTTGTGAATCAACAACAACAAGAGACTATAGAGACGGAGACTACCAAGACTCTGTAAGTAACAAACGGATAACAAAAGTCCATGGCTAGTATTAATAAATCAATCCTCAATAAGAATAATTTTAAACTTATTGTTGATAAACTACCAACAGTCGAGTACTTTGTACAGTCGGTAAACATTCCAGGCCTATCCTTTACAGAAGTAGAGTTCGGTGCTGGTGTTGGTCTTGATGCATTTTTCCCAGGCGACAAAGTATCCTTCGATAACCTTGAAGTGACATTCCTAGTCGATGAAGACTTAGAGAATTTCAAAGAGGTTTATGATTGGATTAATGCAATCGTGCCTATACATGACCCTAAAGATTTCAAAGATTTTACAGGTTCGAAATCGACTAAAGGGGTTCTTGCAAGTATAGACAATGACCTTAACCAGTACAGTATGATTACACTGGTGACAAACACAAACAAAAATATACCAAACAAATTTTTCAGGTTCTATGACTGTTTCCCAACTGCACTTAGTGGTATGGAACTCAAGTCAGGTGAGTCAGGGGAAGCAGTCACATGTACTGTAACCTTTAGATTTACATACTACGACATAGAATCCACTAGTTAAAAACCCCTTTTCGTGATATAATTATAGTATGAACTTAGATGAATTGAAAGTCGAGTGGACGAAAGATTGTGAGATAGACGATATCGAATTAGATACTGCATCTCTCGAAGTCCCCAAACTCCACGCAAAATACCAAGATTTACTTACCAGTAAACTAATCCTTGCAAAAACTTACGAGTATAAGTATAACCAATTGTTGAAAGATAAGTGGTTGTGGTATAACGGTAAGATGGACTCAGACAGGATTAATGAGCTTGGTTGGGAACATGACCCATTAGATGGTGTCTCTGTTATGAAAGCAGACATGCACTACTTCTATAATTCAGACCCCGATCTAGCACAAATGAAAGCAAGACAAGACCTATTGAAAATAACTATAGACTTTCTTAAGGAGTGTATGCAAAACATTACTTGGAGACACCAAACGATTAAGAACACAATCGATTGGAGAAAGTTCATGGCTGGGAGTTAATTATGATATTACAAAATTACATTTGGACTGCACCATCGTTTTTTACAAAAGAAGAAGTTGCACAAATTCATGTTGCAGCTGCAAAGTTGCCATTAAAAAATTCAATGATTGGACAGACCAATCGTACTCAAGATTCTGAAGGGTCGTCCTCAGAGGGCAATACAGACACTTCTATTAGACAGGGTGGTAATAAGTGGTTCATCAATGAAGAGAATCATATGCCAGCACACCTCAATGAGAAGATGACCTCTGCACTCAATATGGCAAACACGGATTCACGATGGAATCACACTATTGATTATCAAGAGAATCCCCAGTACACTATTTACAATGCACCCAAAGAGAAACAGGGTGGTGACTTTTATACATGGCATACAGATGCAGGGCCAATGCTATATGATAATGGAATGCATAGAAAGTTGTCTATGACTATTCAGTTATCAGAGCCAGATGATTATGAGGGTGGTCACTTTCAGTGGTTGGAACCTCATAGACAATTTGATCGTCTAAAACAAACAGACAACACAATCAATATTGAAAACAGTATCCAAACAGTTCCATTCTCTGCCAGAGAGATAGGAAGTGTAATTGTATTTCCATCATTCTTATACCATCAAGTAACACCTGTACTATCGGGTTGTAGAAAATCCTTGGTAGTTTGGTATGTTGGGAACCCCTATGCCTAAGCCCATCGTCACAGTAACGAAGCTTGATGAAGTTTTCATGCAAGTTAATTGTCCCGATGACGGACTGGCAAAAGACCTGTTTGATTTCTTTTCATACATGGTTCCTAATCATAAATTCATGCCGTCATTCCGTTCAGGATTTTGGGATGGTAAAGTAAGATTATTTTCAATCAAAACAAGAAAGATTTATATCGGTCTACTCCCATATGTTGATGAGTTCTGCAGAGAACGAGGATACGAATTCCGTGGGGTACATGATGTAATAGGTGATAAGGTTAGAAACTTACCTGAAGTAGAAAAGGAATTTGAAAATCAACTAAAGTCATGGGACATTCCCATGGTTCCTAGAGACTACCAATTAGAGGCATTCAAAAGTGCAATCGAATATGGAAGACAACTACTCTTATCTCCAACGGCAAGTGGTAAGTCACTTATCATTTATATGTTGGTACGATGGTTCAATACCAAAACTGTTATTATTGTTCCTACTACTTCCCTTGTAGAACAGATGACAAAGGATTTTCAAGAGTACGGTTACAAAGACCCTATCTGTAAAATCTATTCTAAACAACCAGTCTTCGATGCAGACATTACCATTACAACATGGCAGTCATTTGCAAAAGCACCTAAAGAAGTACTTCAATCATTTGGAATGGTTGTAGGAGACGAAGCACATTTATTTAAAGCAGATGTACTGAAGGGTATTCTTGAGAAGATGAAGGACACTGCAATAAGAATAGGTACGACAGGTACACTGGACGGAAGTGAAGTCCATAGACTCCAACTGGAAGGTTTGTTTGGCCCAGTAAAGAAAGTCATCACTACAAAACAACTAATGGACGAGGGGACAATTGCAAATCTTAACATAGATTGTGTCATACTTCGTCATACTAAACAGAAGAAAACTACTTATGTAGAAGAGATGGATTACCTTGTAGGTTGTAAAGCTAGAAATGACTTTATATGCAACCTTGTGTATAGTCTTAAGGGAAACACCTTGGTGTTATTCCAGTATGTAGAGAAACACGGAGTCGTCCTACACAACAAAATGATGAAACGGCTGGGTGATCAGTTACACTATGTGTATGGTGGAACAGATGTAAAAGACCGAGAAGAGGTGAGAGTCCTTGTTGAGAAAGCAAATGACAATGTTATACTTGCATCATATGGTACTTTCAGTACTGGTGTGAATATCAAGAAGATAGACAATGTAGTATTTGCATCCCCATCTAAATCAAGAATTAGAAACTTACAATCCATTGGTAGAGGTCTCAGAAAGGCAGAAGGAAAGACAACTATGCGGTTGTTTGATATTGCAGATGATCTACAGTGTAACAATTATACCTTGAAGCACCTTAAAGAACGTATAAATATATACAACGAGGAAGGATTTTCATATGAGATCAGACAGTTCAATTTAAAATGAAACACTTAGACGACATTCATATGGGATACTTTAAACACCTTGCTCATGCATGGAGAATGGCATTCATTCTTATTGTGCATGGCTTCTTTCCATGGGTATGGGAAACAAAGGTGAGTGATGAAATTATGTCATACCACAAAGAGGAGGCCGATGATGAAATATGAGGTTATAAAACTTAAAAATGGTTCTGAAATCTGTGGAATGATAAAGGACATGGACGAGTGGATTGAAATTACACTCCCAATGATATGTCAATTGACTAAACTTGGTGCCATGGAAACTCTTGCAACATTCATACCGTATGCACCTTTAAGTAGGGATGCAACCCTTACCCTTGCAAGACAAGATGTAATGCATAGAAGTAACTTAAATGAACAGTTCATACCATTTTACGATGAAGCATCTTCTAGATGGTTGACCATGGTAGAAAATGAAACAATTCCGTTGACTAACAAAATGCCTACTAGAGAAGTACTATCAAGAACAATTGGTGACATGTTAGAAAACATGACGGACGAAGAACTGGATGAATTAGATCGACTTCAAGAAGAAGATTTTGAAAATGATCTCTCTTCACCAAGAGATAAAACTTTAATACATTGATTCAAATGATGCACTTTTAGTTTGTCTAAATATCCGTGTATAATCAAATATACAAATAACTTATATAACCAAAGGAAAACCATGTCCACAGCAACTATGATTGCGAAGAGCATGGTACGAAAAGCTAGAGAAGTTAACAATGCAAGTCGAAAGACTAAGAAAAGTGCTGTTAACGCTATCGAATTTCTAGTGCTGTTGACTCTTCCGTTTGCCCTCCCATTTCTTGTGATGATCACAACAATCAAGGGATACTAAAACACCAACTAAAACCCAGTGCAGACTTTATGTTTGCACTAATTTTATTCTCCAAAATGATAGAAAAGAAAATCCTGCAAATTGTAAATCTTTCTCCCTCGGAAGCTGCGATGGAACGAATCGTTGAAATACATCCGATGAAGCAAATCGTTTTTGCAAGTATTTTGCAAGGGATAGTTTTTGGGACGATGCTGTTTGCATTTTGGTGCATAGGATTGTTCCTTGAGTATTACCCTAAATAAAGGTATGGAAGAGGAAAAGGAATGAATAAGGTAACACCAACTGTATCCCTTATAAGTATATTCCCCCTTGGGACATATTAATTTTAACACAGATTTCTGAGGAGTCAAGTGGGTTTCTCAAAATACTTAAAATTAATTAAATTCAATAATCACTAAAAACCCCCTTGTCAATACCCAATTTATCCGTATAATAGAGGTATGACTACTAAAAAAGCAATCAAGAAAGACCCAAAGAAAGCAGTCCATTACGTATCCAACAAAGATTTTACAATCGCTGTTGCAGAATACGTTGTACTCCTTAAAGCTTCGAAAGAAAACGGAACCGAAAAGCCTCGTATGTCAGAGTACATCGGTGAGTGTATATATAAGATTTCTACTCGACTATCGACTAGACCTAACTTTATAAACTACACATATAGAGACGAGATGATTTGTGATGCAATCGAAAACTGCATACAATACATCGGGAATTTCAATACAGAAAAGTCCAACAATGCATTCGCATATGTTACTCAGATTTGTTACTATGCTTTCCTACGAAGAATACAAAAGGAAAAGAAACAAGTCTACATTAAACAGAAATCAACCATGGAATCAAGTATTACTATGGATTCGTTTTCTACTATAGATGGTCAACATGACCCCATGCTCACGAATACAAATGTCGAATGGTTACAGGAACACATGAATCACGTAGAGTATGCACCCCGAAAATCAAAAAGAGCAGTAAGCAAAAAGAACAATTTGGAAACAAACTTCTCAGAAGAAGAACCAAATCCAATAGAGGACTAGATTATTAAGATCGCTATATTAAATGACACCCACGCAGGTGTTAGGTCGGATATGATAGAAATGGCAAAGTATCAAGGTCGTTTCTACGAGGAAGTTTTCTTCCCATATCTAGATGAACATGATATCAAACAAGTTATTCACTTGGGAGATTACTTTGACAGACGGAAGTATATCAACTTCTCCAGTCTTGCAGAGAATAGGAAGCACTTTATTGACCCTTTAGTCAAGAGAGGAATTCATATGGATTTGATCTTGGGTAATCATGACACCTATTATAAGAACACTAACGATGTAAACTCCCCCGAACTACTACTGTTCAATGAGAGTAACATCAATGTGATACAAGAACCAATTACAAAAGAGTACGATGGATTTAAGATTGCACTAGTACCGTGGATTAATCCCGAGAACTATGCAGACTCAGTTGAGTTCTTACTATCTGCTCCTAGTACACATTGTTTCGGACACTTTGAGATTGAAGGTGCATTGATGCAGCCTGGATTCAATTGTCCACATGGACTAGATCACACATACCTAAAAAGATTTGAACAAGTGTTGAGTGGACACTTCCATCACAAATCTGAAGTAGGCAATGTCAGATACTTAGGTTCTCAATTACAGTTCACTTGGTCAGACTATAATGACAATAAGTACTTCCACATCTTCGATACAGAAACTTTGGAGATACTACCTGTTCTAAATCCGATCACGATGTTCGAGAAAGTCTTCTATGACGACACTAAGTTCGAAAAGTTTGAAGACATTAACGAGATGGACTTCTCAAATGTCAAAGGAAAGTTTATCAAGCTCATCGTTATTAACAAAGACAATCCATATTGGTTCGACACATTCCTTGATAAAGTACACGGACAAAATCCGTTACACTTACAAGTGGTCGATGACAATAAACATATGGACTTCTTTGGTGACGATGATATCGAAGACATCGAAGACACCCTAACAATACTAGGGAAATATGTTGACGGTTTAGAGATACAAGGAAAGAAAAAACCCCTTAACGAATTGATGACTTCATTATACAATGAAGCTTTAGATCAGCACAACTACTTATGATTAACTTTAAACAAGTACGGTGGAAGAACTTACTTTCATCGGGTAACAACTTTACTGAAATACAACTAGACTCACATCAAACTACCCTTATCTTAGGTGAGAACGGTGCTGGTAAATCTACACTATTGGATGCAATGTGTTTTGGATTATATGGTCGTGGTTTCAGAAACCTCAAGAAAGAACTACTTATTAATAGTGTTAATGAAAAAAATCTATTAGTGGAAGTTGAATTCAATATCGGAAGACGAGAATACAAAGTCCTTCGTGGTGCAAAACCAAACAGATTTGAGATACATGTAGATGGTGTGTTCGTTAACCAAGACGCAACAGTAAGAGACTATCAAGAACACTTGGAGAAGAACATCCTCAAGATGTCTTACAGATCATTTACTCAAGTTGCAATTCTAGGTAGTGCAAACTTCGTTCCCTTTATGCAGTTAAAAGCAAAGGAGAGACGAGGACTTGTTGAAGACTTATTAGACATTAGTATCTTTAGTACGATGAGTGATATTCTGAGAAAAAGAGTATCTAATCACACAATTGAGATTCGAGAGAACGGCCATGAGATAAATATCATGGAAGAACGAATTCAAGGATTGACCTCACAACTAGAAGCATTACGTGAGAATCGAGATAAAAAGATTGGTAAGTTTGAAACAACCATCAACGAAACCAACACGAATATTGAAGACCTTTTAGGAAAGGTAGACGAGAAGACTACCGTTATCGGAGAGAAGACACACTCTATTTCCGATAGAGACCCACAAGGTGACCGACTTAAACAAGCAATGGATATTTCCAAAACACTGGAAACTAAACGACAACGCATTATTAAGGAGATTGAATTTTATGAGTCAAATGATAATTGTCCAACCTGTAAGCAGGATTTAGATGAGGAACACAAAGAAACTCACGTTGCAGAGAAACAGGCAAAGAAGGAAGAGTTGGCACTTGCACTTGAGCAAATCGCCAGAACAATCGAAGATTCCACCAATAGAATGGAGGAGATTAGAAGAATACAAGAAGGAGTAGATTCTCTTCAAAGACAAATATCAGTTATCCAATCAGAAATTGTTTCAAACCAAAAGTATATCGGCAAACTTCAGAAAGAGATTGAAGACCTAAAGACGGAAGCCACGGTTAATAACAATGCACAAGAGATGATTGATGACAACGAAGAGAAGGTAGACATATTACACTCTAAAAAAGAGTCTCTTATTCAACAGGGTCACTATTTCGACATTGCACAGACACTACTTAGAGATCAAGGTGTCAAGCAAAAGATAATCAAACAGTATGTCCCAGTCATGAACAACATGATTAATAAATACCTTGCATCCCTAGAGTTCTTTGTTGGGTTTGAATTAGACGAATCTTTTGAAGAGACTATTAAGTCGAGATTCCGAGATGTATTCAAGTACGACAATTTCTCCCAAGGAGAGAAGATGAGGATTGACCTTGCCCTCCTGTTTACTTGGAGAACTATTGCAAGATTGAAGAACAGTGTGAACACCAATCTGTTAATTTTGGACGAAGTGTTCGACTCGTCTTTGGACACAAACGGCACAGATGACTTCTTAAAGTTACTTAACACTTTAACTGAGAAGACTAACTGTTTTATAATTAGTCACAAGGGTGAGGCACTCTATGACAAATTTAACAATGTTATCCGATTTG